GATGTATCACCAATGTCAGCTTTGCGTGATTTATGGTCACCTATAAAATTAATAAATCAAGGTATTATACCTTCACCAAATGGTGCTAACCTAAGTTTTAACACTTCAGCTGGTACACTTTGGGGTAATGGTATTAATTGGCATAACAACCAATTAAGTCCTAATAATGTAAGTATTGCAGCAAAGACACCAGCATCATTTTTTTATAGAACACAAACTGGTGGTACTTCTTCTAGTGTTACGGTTATTGACCCTAGACATTATGATGTTGGTGGTGTAATTACGAGTATGGGTAGTGCTGGTAGTGATGATGCGTCCAATCAACGAATATATATGTACCCTACTGGTGTTATAAATGTGTTATATGGTCAAACTAAATACACAAATTTAGCTAATGCTGTTGCTGCTATACAGTCAGAAACATTTATACCTTATCCTAACGCTGAAAGTACTGGTATACTTATTGGTGTTCTTTCGGTTAGAAATGATATTGGTACTGATGGTGAGCCTTTAACCAACACTAATTATGCTAAATTCACACTAGTTTCTAAGTTTGGTGAAAGTTTTGGTGGTACTGGTGGTTTATCAACAACAACACTACAACAAGCGTATGATAACTCAACAACCCCAGAAATTGTTATTAACGCAATCTTAGATGGGTTGAGTATTAAGAACGGTACTGGAAATGCTGATAATACAACACATTTACTAGAAGGTTTAAATACTGCTGGTTCTACAACATCATTCATTACCGCTGCTGGTGCTTTTAGTGGTTTAAGTGTTTCTGCTCTTACTGTAACAACACCTAGCGTAGTTTTAAATCAAACTGGATTATCTGCAAGTACCATATCTGCAACAACATATCATAACTTGCCAATAGATATAAGAGTTACAGGTGGTACATATGATTCACTAACAGGTATTGTAACCTTTACTAATAACACAGGTGGTACCTTCACGGTATCTGGTATAACGGCAAGTAGTGGTGGTGTATTTACAGGTGGGACAGTAACTGGTGCAACTAATTTTACAGGTGGCTTAACAGCCACAACAATATCAGCCACAACTTATAGCAATTTACCAACTGATATACGTGTTACTGGTGGTACAGCAACAAATAATATCTTTACATTTACAAATAATACTGGTGGTACGTTTACGGTATCTGGTACTAGTGTTGCTAATGATTTAATATGGAATAGTCTTGGTGACTTAGTTTATGCAAGTGGTTTTGACACAGCAACCATATTATCTGGTAATGTTTCATCAACTAGGAAGTTTTTGGTTAGTCAGGGTTCTGCTGGTGTGGCTCAAGCTCCATTTTATGATACAATACAAGCTGGTGACATAAGTGGGGTTTTATTGTATCAAAACTTATCAATACCTACTTCTGGTGGTACATATTTACCGACACCAAGCGGATATAGAGAAACAATTTGTAGTGTGTCTGGCTTGAGTAATACCTTAACCGTATCGGCACCATCTGGTTCTTTTGTAGATGGTGATAAATTGATATTTAGGATAGTTGATAATGGTACACTTAGAACACTTTCATTCAGTTCAGCAGCTGGTGGGTATATTCAAAGAGGTGCTGCGGTTCCTACTTCAACAATAACAATAAATAGAATAAGCACAACAACATTTTTATATAACTCACTTGCAAATAGATGGGATTGTGTTGGTTACGTAATTGAATTCTAATATATGGCAACTTATTTTTTTAGAAATACTGGTAATACTAACTATACAACAGCTTCAAATTGGTCCTTAACATCTGGTGGTGGTGCAACTGGTGTTGTTCCCTTATCAACAGATTCAGCTGTATTTAATGCAAATAGTGGTAATTGTACTATGTCTTCTGGTACAGCATTAGGGCCTCAAACAGTTACTAGTTTAATTTGTACTGGTTATACTGGTACATTTTCTATTAATGGTCATTTTGGTGTATCATCAAGTGTTATCTTAGCTTCTGGTATGACAATATCTGCCGATACAACAGCTAGAACATTTAGATTAGGTGCCGTTACAATTACAACAAATGGTGTTTATATTCCATTGAATATAACAACAACGAGTGGACCTACAGTTACATTAGTTGATGATATCGAGTGTTTAAATGTTGGTATTAATAATGGTGCGAGTAACTTTTTTGGTACGTTTGTTAGTTCTAATACGACAACAAAATATATAAAAGTTAGGGGTAGTATTTATATGACATCACCAATCAATACAAGTGCTACAAATACAGTTAATCTTAGAATGATTGGAACTGGTACTTTTGGTAATCCTGGTGCTTATTCATTTTCATTACCATTTGAAATTTCAACATCTGGTACTGTAACATTTAATAGTGGTAGTACATATCCATTTGGTAATAGCGGTAATAATTATCCTATTGGTTTTGAAGTAATATCTGGTAATACAATTACTACTGGTTCTATAATAACATTTAACTCAAATGGTACTGTATCTTATAAGGTTGATTCAAATTCTTCAATATTAGATACGGTAAATGTTAACGGTATAATTGAATTACAAAGTACGCTTAGTGCTACTACTATTCAAACATCAACAAATACTAGTGGTATTGTACATATATTTTCTGGTACATCTGGATTTGTATGCGATAATTTTGCTTTAAATGCTGTTGGTGTAAATACATATAGGAGTGTTTCTTTAACTCCTGGGAATAATTATAGAGTTAATAAGTTAATAACAACACCTAGTATACCAATCGGTACTTCAACATTAGCTTCAACTAGCGGTACGTTATTGGCTACAATTACACTTAATGGTGGGAGCAATTTGATAAGAAATACCATGACTAGAATAGATGCAAGTGGTGGAGTATTTATAAATAACATAGGAACAATAACAAATTGTAAGAATGTTGGAACATCTACAATGAATATTTTAATATAAAAAAAAATGAGTACAATTAAAGTAAAAACAGAAGACGGAATTTCAACTTATAGGGTCTTCAAAGAAACAAGACTAGTTGACACACAAGATGTAAATCATGTAAATCCAATAGTAAAAGAAGGCTATATTGAAGTTAAATATGGTCAATATAAGGTAATTGATATCTCTGATAAGGTAATACCAGAAACTGTAATAAATAGATGTTATTATGTAAAGGATAATCCAGATATACTAGCACCAGATGGAAGTGTATTATTACCTAGTAAGCTTAGATTTACAACTTGGTGTAATCATATAACACCGTATCCTTTACAAGCATTTTTTAGAGCTGTAATTAATGATACATTAGAATCTTATCCAGACTTAAACGATAATGCTATCATACCAGATTATTCTAACGCTGAAATCCAAACAGCATTAGACGATTGGAACAATACACATTCTTAATATGTTAGGGTTTTTATTATTTATAGTTGCAATAATATTACTAATAATATTAGAATTTATTAGCTTCTTTTTTTATTGGTTTAGTGTTGGTAACGTTAATGGATATTGGTTGTCGGTGGCAAGAGATATAGATAAGTTTGGAAATAAGCATTTTAGGTATTTGTTTAATAATACATTGATTAAAAAGAATGGTCATCAATTTGGAAATATCAAAGAAACCATAAGCCAAGTATTAGGCTATAACATACTAACCAATACACTTACTATTGGTGGGAAGATAGTTGTTTTCATCTTAACTAAAAAACATTGTTTAAACGCTATCAATGATTTAGAGTAAATATTTTGGTTAAATAAAAAGTAATTATTAGATATACTAATACTTTTGGGAAAATTCTAATATTTATAATAAAACAATAAAGAAAGTAAATAAATAAACAAAAATATGGCAACAAAAGTATTCGTTAGTCCTGGTGTTTACACTTCAGAAAAAGATTTAACATTCGTTACACGTCAAGTAGGTGTAACAACACTTGGTATGGTTGGTGAGACTACAAAAGGTCCAGCTTTCCAACCAATATTTATTAATAACTACGGTGAATTCCAATCTTTTTTTGGTGGATTAAACGCTACCAAGGTTAAAGATAACGGTGCACCACAATATGAATTACCTTATATTGCTAAGTCATATTTGTCACAATCTAATCAATTATTTGTGACAAGAGTGTTAGGTTTTTCTGGCTACGATGCTGGTCAAGCTTGGGGTATCACACTTGATGCTGCTTTAGACCCTGCTACGGTTGCTTCAACAAGTGGTGGTAGTGCAAGTAGTCCTTTAATTAGCTTCAGTGCTACAAGTGCTGGTACTATAACTAACTTGGTTTCTTCTGATAGCTTAGTAACATCATTATTTAATGATAGCGTTGCTGGTCCAGAATTAAGAACTAAGCTTGCTTATTTAGGTGTCGCTTCAACTGGTTCTAGTGTTGATATTAGTGTAACATATTTAAAGAATGGTTCAACATTTACAGGTGCATCATTTAATTTATATGTAAACGCTACAAATTACACACCTAATGGTACAGTTACAGTAACAGGTACAACAACTGGTACAACAACTTACTATTCTGGTAGTTCATATTCTGATGTTGAAAACCAATTAGTGGCATTGCTTCGTTCAAGAGCAACAATCGACACTGCAACACAATTACCTTCATTTGAGGTTAGTGCGTCTACAGGTGTAGTGTTTGATTCTGCATACACTGCTGCTACAGCTGACCCTCTAGGTATCTTCTCATTAAGTGGTAACTCTACTTTACAAGGCTTATTCAATTATCAAGTATCGTTAGATAAAACCAAAAGAAATTACTTACCTAACGTATTAGGAAGAGGTGCTCAAGATGGTAAGACAGCTTTATTTGTTGAAGAAATGTATGGTAACTTATTCTCATCACTTAATGCTGATGGTAAGATTAGAGGTATCAACCAATCTCTTGTAAGATACAATGATGATTATTCTGATTACTTAAATGAATATCAACCAGCTGTTACACCATACGTGGTATCAGAATTACGTGGTACAACATTAATTAGATTATTCAGATTCTGGACTATCTCTGATGGTAATGCTGCTAATGAGCAATTTAAGATTTCAATCACTAACATTAAGCCAGATGCTAAAGAATTTGACGTTGTAGTTAGAAGCTTTTACGATACTGATGCTCAACCAGTAATTCTTGAGAGCTACACACGTTGTACAATGGACCCAACATCTGCTAATTACATTGGTAGAAGAATTGGTACACTTGATGGTGTTTATGTTTCTAAATCTTCATACGTTTTAGTTGAAATTGATGACACAAGCGATACAAGTGATGCTTTCCCAGCTGGTTTTATTGGTTACCCAATCCGTGATTACCAAACTAACAGTAATTCTAGCGTACTTGACCCAAGTGTTATTTACAAACAAACATATGGTGAATTTGAGAACAAGCGTAAGTTTTACTTAGGTTTATCTGAGACAGTTGGTATTGATTCTGATTTCTTTGATTACAAAGGTACACCAAAAACAACAACTCCTTACCAATGGACTGGTTTAACTCATGGTTTCCACATGGACATCAATGCGTCAGCAGCAACTATTGATAACGTTAAGATTAGTATAAATACTAGTGGTGGTACTTATTCTCCAGTATTCTTATTTGATACAGGTGATGCAGTATTCACAACTGATGCAAGCTTAGCAAATGGTCCTTACGAAAAGATTTATGCTCGTAAATTTACCTTTGCACCATACGGTGGTTTTGATGGTTGGGATATCTATACTACAAGAAGAACCAACACTGATAGATACATAATAAATGGTACTTATGGTTCTGCTGGTTTAAGATATGGTGCATTTAAGCCTAAAACACTTTCAAGCGGTGACTTAGGTATCAATTCTGATTACTATGCGTTCTTAGAAGCTATTTGGACATTTAGAAACCCAGAAGCTGTTAACATAAACGTATTTGCTACCCCAGGTATCGATGACAGAGATAACACAAACTTGGTTGAGGCTTCAATTGAAATGATTGAATCTGATAGAGCTGACTCACTTTATATCATTACAACTCCAGATACTGAAAATGGTGAGACTTTAGCTATTAGCGATGTAGTTGGATTTATGGATGGTCAATTTGATAGTAACTATTCATGTACTTACTGGCCATGGGTTCAAATAAATGATGCTGAGAACAATGTATTGATTTTTGTTCCACCAACAAGAGACGTAGTTAGAAACATTGCGTTGACAGATAACATTGCATTCCCTTGGTTTGCAGTTGCTGGTATACAACGTGGTGATGTTGATGCAGTTCAAGCTCGTGTTAAATTAACTCAATCAGATAGAGATGATTTATATGAGAATAGAATTAACCCAATCGCTACATTTACTTCAGATGGTATTAAGATTTGGGGTAATAAGACTCTTCAAGTTAAAGACACTGCTCTTAACAGAATCAACGTTAGAAGACTTCTTTTACAAGCTAGAAAACTTATTTCAGCTGTGTCAATCAGATTGTTATTCGAACAAAACGATTCAGTTGTTAGAAATCAATTCTTAGCACTTGTTAACCCAATATTGGATAACATAAGAACAGAAAGAGGTTTATATGATTTCCGTGTGGTTCTTTCAAACGACCCAGAGGATATCGATAAGAACCAATTAACTGGTCAAATATTCTTAAAGCCAACAAGAGCTTTAGAATTTATCCAAGTAGAGTTCGTTATCATGAATACTGGTGCTTCATTTGATAATATATAAGACCTAAAATTTAAATTAAAATTAAAAAGGATGCAAATTAATTTGCATCCTTTTTAATTTTTAATATCTTTAATAAAAATTTACAACACCTCATCAACAATATTAAAATGTTTTGCTTCTTTTGAGGTTATGAACCAATCATTTTTTTTAGCGTAAATTTCTTTTATTTTTTTCTTACTAATTTTAGTTTTACATAAAACCATTTTTTCAATTATTTTTTGAATTCGTTTACATTCGTTTACATCTTCTTCTATATTTTTTAAAGTTCCCATTGAAAACGATGACATTTGATGGTACATAATTGTTGAGTGTTCATAACAAAATCTTTTATGTCCATGTATCAATATCATAAAAGCAGCACTCATAGCGTTACCAGTACAAATTGTATGTATTGGTGTTTTAGATGATTTAATCACACTAATTAACCCAAAACATTGATAAGCACTACCACCATACGAATCAATAAATATTCTTATTGGTTTTATTATATATTTAAATGAATATAAATCACCATATTTAATGGTGTGTTCATCATAATCATTTATTTCAATTATTTTTTTTATAATTTCTTCAACACTTTCAGGTGTAATTTCTTTAGATAAAAAGATATCTCTATTTATAATATTTAACGTTATTTCCATTTATTTTATTACAAACATACTAATATTTTTTTATACAACCAAATAATAGCTTTTTTATTTAAAATGAATATTTATTAATAAAGACTATGATAAAGCTTAGAATAACAGAAAAACAGTATAAAACCATCTTATTAACAGAGGCTAATTCACGCAAGTTATTAACCGAGAATGATAAAGAATTAGTCTTAGGTGTTGCTATGTTATTAGGAATGAATTTAAGCGGTTTAAACAAAGAAATGGCACATAAATATGTTTCAGATGATAAGAGCATCATTAACATTAAAAAAACCCTAAGTGATGAATTTAAGACAAATGAATTAATCAAAAAAATGGAAGAAAAAGGGATGAAAGATGTTAAGAATAAACTAATCAATAAAGCTGAAGAAATCGTTAAGAACTTTGATAAGATGAATGGTAAAGAAAATCACGATGCCGATATGAATATAAAGATTATTAATAACCTAACCAATCTTTAATACACCACAAACAATGAATCTTATTAAAGATTAAACTTTTAAATTTAGTAAGATATTTATATTAAAAGTAATAAAAATGAGCAAAAAAATTAAGATTACAGAGAGTCAATATGAACTTATCGTTAAAAACATGATTAATGAAAAACGTGAACTTAATGAGGGTATAATGGACACTCTTAAATATGGCATATCAAAAATAGGTAGATACAAAGCTGGTGGTAAGATATTTGGCAAGGGTGAAGTAGATAGACAAGCTGCTGAAAAAATAAAACAAATAATTGATAAAAAAGGAAACGAAATAATTAAAAATCTTGATGCAACAATCAAGAAAGAAAATCCAGAATTTCCAAATACTGAAGACCAAAAACAATTCTTATCAACAGTACTTGAAATTTCAGCTGTTTATGATTCAATTATTGCCGCAACTAAAAAAGACCCAAAAGATAAAACATATATTCCAGTCGATGTTGCAAATGGCGTTATTACTGATTTAAGAGAATATGTTAAGAAATTCTTAGATGTTGATTTAAAGGGTATTTATACTACCGTAGACGAATCAGAAGTAAGTGAAATGGATGGATGTTCAGAAGAACAATTAAGAGAGCTAGATGAAGAATGGGGCTTAAACGAAGATGAATCCGATGATGTAAGAAGTGCGTTACAAGCAAAAAGAGGTACTGGAGATGATTTTGATAGTCAAAGAATGCAAACCCTTAAATCTAATAAGTTACCAGCTATATTAGCAGGTGCTGGTGCTTCTTTAGGTGCATTAGGTTGGATGGCTCAAACTGATTGGTTAAAAACACTAATTGAATCTTGGTTAAATAAACCAGGAACATCAGGTAGCGATGCTGTATATAGCATAACTAAAGGTTATCCAGATGAAAAGGGTTTTTTACATTGGGCACATCAATTAGACCCAAGTAACCAAATGAAAACTGGTAATGATGTAATGAAATTTGTTAATAAGTTTGGTGCAGAAGACGTTAGTCACATGTTTGACGAAAATGGGGCTGGTGATTCAATGGGACAAGTTGAAAAATTAAGACAACTTGTTGGTGGTGAAAACGGTGCCAAGTCTGTCGGTGAAATATTTAAGGGACCTACTTTTGGTGATATGAAAGGTGGTAGAAACTTATTTGGTGTTTCTAAGGCCGCTTCTTTTGTTTCTAAGCAATTAGTTAAACAAGCAGTAAAAGCAACTGCTGGTAGTACAGCTGGTACTATCTTGGCTACAAAAATAGCTGCTGTTGGTGCTGTTTTAGCACCATTAGGTATTGGTGCCTTAGCTACTGGTGCTTTGGTTAAGCTTATGAGAATGAAAGGTCAAAAAACATCTAGAGCAGCAACGCTAAATTCATTATACCAATCATTACGTAACTTAGAAGGCGGTGTTATTGACCAAGGTGCTGATAAGGGTGCTGATAAGGGTGGTGCTAAAGGTGGTGATGGTAACGTTGGTGCAAATGATGAATTATATAATAGTCTTAAAAATTTATTCCAATTTGTTGTAAACAACAAAAATACGCTTGGTTCTGGTGCTATGGGAACCAATAGAGGTGGTAACCTTGGTGATAGAAGCTATGGTGGTGGTCAAATTATGAGAGGTGGCGATAGAGCTGCTGCTGGTGGTCAAACACAAAGTGGTCGTGAAAGATTTTTCTCTAATCAATCAAATGTAAGAGAAAACGAAGAAATGAATTTATCTGAAGGTAAATATATAAAAGATAAAAGAGTATTACAATATTTATCTAAATCATTACCATTTGAAAAGGTTAAGAATTTTGAAAACCTTATTGGTAGAATTGAATATTTAAGAAATGTATTGAAAAAGGTTGGACAAACTGATGATAAGACTATGAATAATTTCATAGCACAATTGAACAAAAACCCAATCATGGCAACTGATTTCACTAAATTATTCAATGTTGACCCTAATAATCAACAACAAGTAAATTCTTTGCTTGGAATGGTTAAAGAGATACTAAGTGCTGTTTATAGTAGTGATTTTAAATTTGGTAATAACATTGTTGATAAGATGAGCACATTAGGTGGTGGTAATATCAATAAAGTGGCCGAAGAAGCTGGTTATAACGCAACAGACCCTAATAAATCATTCTCAAAGGATGCACAAAGACCTTCAAACTTTAAGAACAACTTGGTTAACTTTTTCAAGGTATTAATGTCAATGTTCCAATACATGACAAAGATGAAAAGCCAAAAACCTAAACAACAAGGCCAACAAGCTCAACAAGGTCAGCAACAAGCTCAACAACAAGGTGGTTCACAAGGAGCACCTGCATCCAGTCAACAATCAGGATTTTTGGGTGGCTTACAACAAGGGGTTTCAAGTAGTCAAAATGAGGATGAATCGAATAATCTTAATGATTTTATTAATGAAAATGTAAAATTAAAAGAAGAGGTCGAAAGAATCAAAAAAATCATGTTAAATTCATAAAAAACAAAATTTGACATATTTATAATAAAAATAATAAACTTAAAAACTAAAAAACTAGAACATGGCTGATTTATTAATGAAAATGCCCTTACCTTACGAGCCTAAGAAAAAGAATCGTTGGTTAATTACATTCCCAGCAGATTTGGGTATACAACAATGGTGGTTGTCTTCTGCATCTAGACCATCAATAACTCAAAATGAAGTTGAAATACCATTTCTTAATACATCTACTTGGGTAATCGGTAGATTCACATGGGAAGCTATTGACGTAACTTTCCGTGACCCAATAGGTCCTTCAGCTACACAAGCAATTATGGAATGGGTTCGTTTGCATTCAGAATCAATAACAGGCCGTCAAGGTTACGCTGCTGGTTACAAACGTCCAGTGGAGCTTGAACTTCTTGACCCAACTGGTGTTGTTGTTGAAAAATGGTTGCTTGATGGAACTATGTTAACAAATGTTGGCTTTGGTGATTTATCAATGGAAGATGACGGTATCGCTGAAATTACAGCAACTCTTCGTTTCGATAGAGCTATA